CAGTTTCTTCTTGTTTTCAGGGTTCGTCATCTCGCGCTCCCACTCGTATCGTCTCAAAGGACGATAGATCAAAGTACGCCTCCTGCTTGTGTTCGCTCGCCAGCCGTATCGCGTCCTCGTGGCTGTCCACTATTGTAGACATATCGAGGTAGATCCGTCCAGTGTCCTTATCCCACCATCCCCCAAAATGGGCCAGTTCGTTCTCAACGAATGCGTCCCAATGTCGATCCACATAGGCGCTAACGGCGCTTTTCAGAGCCTCCTCGTCGATGTCGTCGGGATCAGGAATCTCGATAATTTCCTCATCTCCGGGGTAGGTGGACACGACCAGTCCAGAGGTCGGAAAATCCTTCTCGATTGGGTCATAGGTGAACCCCCCGTCGTCGATGAGTTTTCGGACGAGTTCTTGGGTTTCCCTCGCTCTCTCTCTGACGCCTACTCCCCCTTTTTTTTCGTCCTCACCTCCGCCGTCACCAGCCGCGCATGTGTTTCCCGGCTGGAAGCCGGATGACCCTTCTGCGCCCGCGCCGCAGTTGGCGGCGTAGAGCATCTTCCCGTTACTGGCGTCCCGAAGCGCCCGCGAGAACCTCTTGAATGTCTCGCTCTGCGCGGCGGGTGGTCCCGGCATCTTCGGACCGCCCTCACCGCCTCCACCCAATAGTGCGGCGAGCGGGTTATCCCCCCCCATTCCGCCCGGTGGCATCTCGCCACCTTGTTCGGGTTGGGCGGAGAGGACAGGTTCGCCATCCTCCGGTTCCGTGATCCCAAGGATCTCGCGCGCCTGCGTCTGCGACACAGCGCCTCCGAGAGAGACGAACGACTGGACCGCCGTCATAAACGCCTGCGGATCATTCTTCTCAAGGGAGAATTGCCAACGGGGACGCCACTCGGTATCCCCGAAATTCATTTCGTGGTATCGCCAAACGAGTTCTCTGGTCAGGGTGTTCTCAAGGTTCTGTGCGTCGGTGTGGATGATTCGTCGGAATGTCTCGGCGTGTTGATCCCCCACGGACGATCCAAGCCCGGTCGAAGTCGCCTCGGTCGTTGCCGTTTGGCCGATGATGAGTTCCTTGATCTGCCCGGCCAGGTATCCCTCGACGAGATCCGCGAACACCTTGGCCCTACCGACATTCGGCTCCTGCACCTCGATCGAGTATGCGTCCTTCGCCTCGCCCGGCTGTCGGGGGATCACGACGGACACATCGCCAACGAGGTTCTGCAAGACCTCCTCCATGACATCCTTCGCCGCCTGATTCCCGTCCGGGTATGTGCCGACCCGAATACCCATGCCGTACCGCTCGACCCATGTCATCCAAAACTGGAGGGCCGTCTGCTTCATCATCCACTGGAACCACACGATGTCCCGAATCCCTCGCCCGGCGTATCCGTATGCCGCCTCCTCGGGGATCTCGTAGTCTGGAGCCTCCACCCCATGCGTGTGAAGGACAAAGAGTTTTCTCTCCTCATCATCGAGGATGTGGATCGATCCATACGGACCCTGCCGCTTCTCGCCCTCAAACCGCAGACCGACATACATGGCGAGATCGCCATACTCGGAGAAGGCGATGGTGTCCGCGTGAATTGGCATCCAATCGCCGGGGACCACCCGATCGTTGTCGATCTCTGGCGTGATCTGGACGGCGCTTGGCCCGTACCAGATGGCGAACAGGAGATTCATAAACAGGGACACGGGGTTCCGCAGGTGATACCGGAAGATTTCCTCAAGTTCTGCGGCCTGTGCTACCTGCTGCTCATCGTTGCTGTCCTGTGGAACGATCTCCCAATCGAGGAGCGCCGTGGCTGACTGTCTCTGGAACAGCGGACCCATGACATCGGGATCGCGCCGCATCTGGCGCTGGAGCAGGCGGTCCCGTCGCAGGGACAGGTCGGATCTCCGAAGGACATTCGTGAAATGGGTTATGTACGATCGCTGTAATTCAACGACCGACGCGAACGGGGCGATGGTGTCCGGTCGCTCAAACGCTTCCAATGGGGTGTCTGATCGGGCGTATCTGCCCTTGCCATCACGGTCTTGATCTGGTGGTCCAGCCATAGTCGGGAATCTACATCGGCCTGCGGGCCGGGTCTACGCCAGAAAGACGATCCATATCACCGATTAGTTGCCCCAAAAATCGGAAAATCGGTGCTGCCTTCCGTGGCACACACCGATCTTGGGCTTGCCGGAACATCCGGCGGGGGAGTCAGGGAGTCGGCTACATTGATCCCCCCGTGGCCCCAAACCGCCGCGAGACGCCGCCGCCCCACGACGGATGGTGCTTCACTGGCGGGCTTGAGAAGAAACCGGAATCGCGCCCGATCAGCGAAAGTCGGCCCGGAACATCCGAGCCGTGACCGTCAAGGGTACAAGGAAAATGGAGGGGGCGAGCCGTACTTGTGGTAGTGTTCGATCTCATGTCCCCGATTCATCTCCTGCCTCATCGCCTGCTGCCTCTCGTTCTCTGCGTCGATGTCCAAGTCGCGTTCCGTTTTCTTTGAGCAGCAGGTCGGGCAGAACCCGGCGTAGTCCGACCTCCACGATTCCTTCTCGTAGGGCTGATGGCAGACGGAGCAAACCTTGTCGTTCATGGGGTGTCCCCTTGTGTATGTACGGTGATGATAGCAGCCTGTGGCGCAGCGCCTAGCCCCGCCTCGCGGCGGCTGCTCGTCTGGCCCCGCGCATCCGGTTGAGTCGGGTCCGGTACTTCCTCACCATGCGGGTCGCCTTGTCGAGATTCTTCTTCCGGGCCTCGACCTCTGCCTCCCACCGATCGAGCCCCTGCTCGGTCAGTCGGAGTTTGTGGCCCCCGCCCTTGCGGGACTTGGCTGCCTTCCTCCTGCGGAGTTCGGCGTTTCGTTGGGTCCGTCGTGCCTTGCGGTACTTCTTCCAGATCGATCGCTCGGATCCCGCGAATCTGCTGACGATCTCGGCGGCGAGGTTGTCGGTTCGGAATTCCAACTTCTGCCTCTTGAGCCTGCCATTCACTCGTTCCCACTTGACGAGATCCGTTGTGTGGATCAATTCGTGAGCGATGAGGTGGCACAGGGATTGGAGCGCCGTCTTGGTCGCGTTGTCCCTCGCCCACCCGATCCCGACATACTTCCAATTCATGCGGGGCTGGGATCGGTTGTGCGATATGAAGGCCCGCCATGAGTAGGCGTGTCCATGCCCGCCTCGTCTGGTGTGCTGGACGATGATCTCGCTGCATCCACTTCGACCCCCGAGGCTCCTGATCTCATCGAGCACGAAATCGATCACAAGGTTGACGAGCAGCGTCGGCCAGAGCGATGTGTTCTTGAACAAGAGCCTCCCGTCCCCCTTCCAGTTCTTCTTCGACAGCCCAGTGTTGCCCTTGGTCACGCCGTCGATCTTTCTAGCCTGCCTGCGTCGGTGTGCGTCCAGCAGCCTCGGGTTCTTCCGTGTTAGAAATGGTAGTGTCATGGTGTGTGTCCCCTTATGCGGCATCGCATCCAAGCCACTCGCGGAGCGGTCGGACCTTGCCGTACCAGATGACCCCGGAGGTCGTGTTCTCGTACTCGATCTCCCGGCGGTTCACATACACGGACTTGCAGGACTTGTCGTAGGCCCACCTGTCCGTACCGTCCGCGTCTCTGCCATCCCACCGTGCGAAGCGGACTCGCACTCCACGGAACCCGATGCGCGGCCCGGAGTCAACCTTGACCACCATTCCGGTTCGGGTTCCTCCCCACTTGCGCCGCACTCCTTCTGCGGTACAGGGGATGACGAATATGATCTTCTTGCCGAGAAGATCCTTGGGTGTTCGCTTCATGGCGTGTCCTCCATGCGGGTCGGCACCATCACCGACAAACACATTTTACCATATACGGAATTGTTTACAAATCACGCGGAGCCGCGCGCGCGACGAATCGCTGATTGGAGTGAGTTGCGAAAAAGTGCGCGCGACCTCATGCGCAGCGAGAAACGATTTTCAACAAAGTGAGATTTATTTCGGCAAGGTGTCGCTCACTGTTCGATGACCATGATGCCAACCGCCTCTGCCACCGCGCGTTCTGCTTTCGCCCCAGGCGACCCTCGCCAACCATTGAGCATGTAGATGGCATCGCACTTGGTCAGCGCCGCGATGTCTCGCTCAAAGACCTTTCGCCGCTCCGGTGATCTCATCGTGTTCACCTTCGACAGATCCGATCCTTGGTCCCGATCCATCTGCGCCGGGCTGAACACGAAGTACCCAAGCCCGTTGAGAAATTCGGCGGCTTCGTCGAAGGCGAAGTGATTGTTGTATTCGTGTCCCCGCATGGGACCGGCGATGTAGACAGAGGGGCGGTCAGACATCGGAGATGTCCTTCCCCGATGGGCTTCGGAATACCTCGACATACGCAGGCGTCCCTCCGCCAACCCAAGCCCCCTCGACATTGAATTGGAAGTATTCCTCCGCATCCTCGCGCGGCATATCCTCGGTCAGTATCTCTATGCACTTCGTTCGATCGTAGACCATGAAGGTTTCCGGGCCACGACGCGCGATCCCGATGATCGCATCACTGAACCCATCGGCCAGCAACATCCCTTCTTCTTCTTGGTTCATCCCGCGCTCCTATCCGTGGATTTGAGGAGGCGCATTTCCTGTATCGCCACCTTGGGGATTGAGATTGGGGCGTCGGCCAGATCGCGCTCCGACGTGATCGTCTGGATGATCGTGATTGCGTCCTCGCTCTCGCTGAACAGGTGTCCGCTGGTAATCGACACCTGTGGCTTCAAGGATGATATAGCATCCAGAGGGATGTCGTGAGTCTCCAATGGACGAGCCGAGTCGATCCAGACTACCCGGACATGGGGGTAGGGGTCATCCCACTTCGGCTTCGGCTTCTTCTTCGTTGCCATCGTGCAAGACCTCGTAGACAGGGATTCGGTTCTCCCGCCCGTCGATCGTCTTGATTCGTCGGTGGTTGAGTATGAAGAACCCGGCATTGAGTCCAGCCCCGATCAGACCCCGCGCCCGTTCTTTTCCCATGTTCCATCGATCGGCCCATTCAGCGGTAGATAGGCCATCCCCGTCCTCTTTGTCCGGGTCGATCAGGCGCTGGAGTTCTTCAAGTAGGGCTGACTCGTCCATAAGATTACACCCTCTGGATTTCCGTTTCCTTCGACCGATACAGTCTCGTCCGAACGATGGGGAGTTCTCCATTTTCGCATCCTGCGAAGTCCAACACCAGGCCCCCGCACTCGCTCACCATGTCCTTCGTGACCATGCGGCCAAATCGGGTGAGCATCTGCCACGGTGGGGTCACGATGCACATGCCAGCCGAGTTGGAGAAGGAAGCGTAGACATGGCGGTGCGACCGGATAATTATGTCCGGTATCGTGTGTCCCCGAGATGCGGCCCGGTACTGCTCATCGACCAGAGAGGCCAACAGGGCGTACCCTCCTAGCCACGACCGAGATGAGGCGGTGATGTGGTGCTGTGCCGAGATCGTGAGTCCGCCCATCTCAAGAAGGATGTGGTTCGGGGCGTAGGTGTTGGTGGCCGAATGGTAGTCGCAGCCCAATTTGGCGGCTATGGCGCTCTCGTAACTGTGCGTGTGCGCCTCGGTTCCTTTTGAGATGAATACTCGTTCCGCCTTCTCGGCCAGGGGCATCAGGACATGCTCCGCGATCCGGCTATGTACGATCTCATCCGAGTGAACCTGCGTGGACCGATGGTGGAGGCCGTCAACCAAATCACCATTTACGAGTAGGCAGTATGCAGAATCACCGAGTATCGATGGGAGCCATGATTCCGTGAAATCGATCCACTGATCCCACAGGTGGAGTTGGGCGCGATTCGCCTTGATCGCCATTCCCTCGTCGATGTCGTACTCAAATTCTGGTGGACACAGGCCCACGGAGGATCCACAGTGGAGATCGGAAATCACGACCAGTTTCGTGACCTCGCTCAACCGTAGATCCTGCTCATTCGATCTCGCTGGTCGGTCGTGATCCGCTTGGGCTGGAGCGGTCCATGCGTCGTCCGCATGAATCCCATGAGGTCCACGGCGGCATCCACGCAATCATCATGTCCGCTGGCAGGAAATGTCGTCATCTCGTCGTACAGGGCGTCGAGCCTCTTGTCGTGCCTGTTCCCCTCCCCCCTTCGGAGATGGAACCGCCCGGACTCCACGAATGACTGACGCTCTGTGGCCCGAGTCACCTTGTCCCGGTCCCTCTTTGCTGGCGTGATTGGGAACCTGCTCATCTCGTTTAGTTGCTGGACAAGCCCCGCCTGTGGCCCGTTCGCCTCCGCGATGCCGGATGCTACGCCGTGGTGATCGCACAAGTCCATAGCCCGTCGAGCAAATTTTGGGAACGACTCTCGGACCCGCAGCATGTCCATGATGTAGAGGTGCCCCGTGGGTCCACGCCACCCGATGAGGCACACGGACCAGTCGGGGTCGCCTCCCATCTTCTTCTCGGTAAAGGCGAAGTCGAAGGAGGCGATGGCTTCGCCCGTGATCTCGGCGTCGGGGATCTCGTCGTACAGGTTCCCATCGATCCAATCGGCTGCGAAGATGATGAGTTCGGATGTGACCGGAGTGAGTTCGTAGGCCCTCGCGTATGCGATTGGCCCGACCTCTGCCCGGACCTCGGACAGATATTCATGCGTGATCTGTTCGGGCCACGGCGACTGGAAGCCCTTGACCGGCTGGCGCAGGAGTCCACCGTCGTCGAAGTGTAGCCCCCGCCAGTCGGCGGTGATGTCGTCCACATGGTAGCAGGTGCCGATCTTCCAAGTTCTCGGTACGCGACCCTCCGTGCTGTCGCGCATGGGTAGCCAGTTGTTGTACCAAAACTCCTTCACCTGCTCTCGGAGCGTGGGCTGTTGGATCGCGTTCCGTAGGTCGCACACATCGTCCGCGATCAGGATATCGGCGCGGCCTCCAGATCGACCGAAGATCCCGCGCGCCTCCATCGTCGAGTCGCGCTGCCATGTTGTCCCCTGAACCTTGAAATCCTGTCGCCCCCAACAGTCTTGGTCTGGCTTGATTCCGGGGAACACGGCCCGGTACTTGTCCGACTCGATTATGTGCTTTACGAGCGCCGTAGTCTTGGAGGCGTCTCGGTCGGATTGCTGGATGTATTTGATTCGGACATCTGGATTGCGCCCGATCTCCCACGCGCATCGAAGGACCATCTGCGAGGTCTTGCCGTGACCACGGGGCAATTCGATGTATGCGTTGTCGTGTTGAAACAGGTGATCTTGGATCGTCAGGTGGAGCGCGCCCTGTTCGTATTCCATGACATAGGCGGCGAAGAAGTTGGGAGATTGGCGCGCTGCCTCGATCGCCTCGTCGATCGTCAGGTCATGGCTTGCCGTTGTCATTTGGTCGATCCACTGACCGGACCAGACGGGAGATCCGTTCCCTGTCCTCTGGCGATAGCAACGGCTCGGCGTCTGGACCCCCGATACGGTCCACCGTCTTACCATCGATCCGATCCCAAATCTCACGCCAGAATCGGAAGTCCCCGGACAGGGCGTTCTCGATTCCCTCGTGTATCAGGCTCCTGACGATCTCTCGCCCCTCCTCCGTGTCTCCGTCGAGGACGCGCAGTAGTTCCTTGGTCAGAGACGCCTTTCGCTGCCGTATCTCCAGCCCCTTCTTCCAGTCGTCGTTGCCCGGCTGGAACCCGGAGTCGTTTCCCGCAGTGAATCGGCCCTTATCGTCGCGCTTGTCTGGATTTTCGGGCATGGTCTGACCGTGTATACCCCGCGTTACTCCCGTGTGTCTAGTCGATCTGGTGGACCTCGGCTCCGCCTGCGATGCTGATTGTCGCAAATGACGCGCGAGCGGCGTCGATCCACGCCTGCTTCTGGATCGATCCGATCTCGTCCCAATCAAGGAGGTTCAGGTCCAGTGACAGTCCAAGGCTTGCGGCGAATCCACCGTAGCAAGCCCTGCCCACGGACTCGATGAGCCGTTTCGTAGGCTTCGGGATTTGGGCCGTCCTGTGATCTACGCGCCTAGCGCGCATCGCTTCACCCCGATGAGGTCATCTTTGCGACCAGCCACCGGAGGACGCGGAGTTCTCCGGTAATCCATCCAACGGCCAGTCCTGTGAGTAGCATCCAGAGCGGGTTTCCATCGATGAGTGCCCACGCTTGCATTGTTGTCATGTGCCGTTCCTTTTCTTGATGAGTTTCCTTGCCGCCTCGTAGGCGGGGTCAGACGATCTGCGTACCGCTACGCCTTCCCGCATGGTCACGGGGTTGTCAGATTCATAGTGTTTCAGATCGATTGCTGCCGCTCTCATGGCTCTACCCGGTATGAACAATCCCATTGACCATACGATTCTTTTGACGATTGAGCCTAGCCCGAGATACCAGAAAGTTGCGATGATGCCTATGGCGATCAGGGCGGTCGATCCACGCTGGATCATTGATGCCCACCACGGGACCGTATCCTCGACCATTGGGATCCGATCCAGAACGCCATCGGCGTTGCCTATGATCTCCTCCTGATCGTCGATGATGGAGTCGGCTGCGTCCGAGGTCGTGTCGTCTCCCCTGGCGTCGGCGTCGTCCCTGATTCCCTCTGCCGTGTCCGTGCTACTTTGGGCGAGGTTCGTTATCGACTGGGCCGCGCGTGAGATCCCTTGGGTCGCACTCTCGCATGAGATCATCGACAGGACGAGTGCGCACAGGGCGACTCGGGAGAGTTCCGTGATGATATAGAGCCTCGGCCAGATCAGTGAACGAAACACCGGAACCCCCCCTCACAAAGCCCCTTTCCCATCCTTCTTCATCACATCTTCAAGCCACTTCACGCGGCCCTTGAGGCTTTTGATCGTGGTGTCCATCTCGCTTTTCGTCGTCGCCGTTTTCCATACCAGCATGGCCGTCAAGCCGATCCCGCCGAGGAACAGACCGAGCGGGATCCATGTCGATGTCGTGAGTGCTTCATGTTCGGACATCATCCCCGCCAATCCTGCCGCGCTGGTTCCCGACGACGCAGCGCCCGCAATCAGAGCCGAAACGAGATCACCTGTGCTGCGAAACATCAGGTACATTCTGGCTCGATCAGGATTGTCTTGTTCTTGAACACAACCTTGATCTCAAACGGCGCGTACTTCATCAGGAGTTTCTTCGTCCGTTTCCACGAAGGAGTTTCGTATCCCTTTGTTTCCAGACCGTACACATTCCCCACATCGTCGCACACGAGGAAGTCGAGTTTGTATCGGTCGTCCTCCGTTAGATCGAGTGGCACCTGACGAAGCCACCATCTGATTTTCCCGCAGCCTTGTAGGACATCCAGTTCTGCTGCTTGTTCCGCTTCCAGTTTGGAACCGAACAGCCACCCTCGATATTCCGTGGGCCGAGCGTTGTATTTGTTTCTACGCATCAATGGGATCATCGTGGACCGATCGTAGCGTGCTGCATCCCTTCGGGTAAGCCAGTTCCCGAAGCCTCTCGATTTCTCCTACGAGTCGTGGGATATAGAATTCTGCCATGTTCCAAACCTCGATCTGTGCTTGGACCAACGAGCGAAGTTGGTTGTTCTTCACATCTATCTCGGAGACTTCGCGCATCGCGGCCTTGTGCAAGGCTGTGAACCCGAGGCACGATTCCAGTATCGCTGTGATCTCCTTGTCTGACAAAGCCATGTAGACATACCCTAGATCGTATCGGTCGAATGATACACTCCCCCTTGAAATTGACGAACCCCGCCCATTGGCGGGGTCCGCCCCCCCCCGAGACAGGGGAGGACACGGCCCTGTTG